GGCAGCTTCAACCGCCTTCGCCTGTTTATCGGCTGCTTCAATTCGGTCAGCAGTGGCTTGAGCTTTTGCACGTTCTCCGGCAACGTATGCAGCGGTGCTGTCAGCCAAAGCCTTCGCAGAATCTGCTGCTCTTTGCTTCTCTCCTTCTTTTGCAAGCGCGTCCATGTCCGCGTACATCTTCTGTTCATCAGTCATCTTCGGAGCAGCCGGTGCGCTTCGAATAGTCGGAGTGTTTGTAGGAGTGTTTGTTGCATTCTCCGCTTCAGCCTTCATCTGGTTCGTTACACCCAGAAGCTCTGCTGCTAGAACCTGCCGCTGCGCTCCCAGCGACTGAAGCTGCGTCTTCGTCGCTTCAGACATCACCATGACGGTGGCTAGTGCGGCCCTTCTGGTTGCTGTCTGCAGGTTATTGAAGTACCGATTTGATGCAGATTCAAACTCTTCCTGTTTGATTTGACCTGCCGCCAGCTGACGCGAAGCAAGGTCGCGAGCCTTTCTGTCATTCTCTTCCTCTTCAGCGTTTGCCAGCCGTTTGTAATCTGCGATATCCTGCTCTTTCTCTGCCAGCTGGACCTGTGCAGCGATGGCATCCGTCGCAGTAAGTGCAGCCCGGATGCTAGCCTTCCGGCCGTCTTCCGTGGCACCTGTCAACGCTCTGACAGCCTTCAGATTGCCTTCGATGGCCGTCTGATTGTTGTCGTAACTCTTCTTCATCTGGTCTTGAGTGGCTTTTAACTTTACCAGCTCTTCCTTCTGCTTCCGCGTCGCGTCTGCGTTCTCATTTCCAAAGTCGCGCAGCAGCTTCAAGAACTCACCCATCCATTTCAGAGGGGTGAGCAGCGCTTCCACGACAGTCGTCAGCGTTTCGATTCCGCTAATGAGCGTCCGCGTAATCTCCTCCATGTCGTCCGTTCCCATCACGGCCGTGAAGAGCTTACTCGTCATCTCACTTAGCGCCTTATCGATGTCCGCCATCGCCTTAGCGCCCTGGTCCCCCTGCGTTGAATAGAACGCGCTCATTGAGCTTGAGAGAACTCCCAGCGCAGTCTGCGCCGCAGTAAAGCCTGCCGTCACTCCAGCAATGGCTTTGATGGCGGTGCCACCTCCGATGCGATTGACTAGCGTACCGGCCGCTTTATCAGCTTCGCTTGCAACGTCTTTGAGCTGCTTAGAAAGAGACTTGCCTTCGAACTCTAGGTCCGCCATCCCCTTCTTCGCATCATTGATGGCTTTGACCAGGCTTGTGCTGTCGCCTTCAAGAGTCGCTACTGCCTTTGCCATGGCCTATCCCTTTTTACTGGAGAACAGCTCCGCCATCCGCGTCGCCGCCTTCGTCTTCTGGTCGTCGTAATTCTTCTGACCCTCTGCGACCTCGTACTGAACGAACTCTGCCAGCTCCAGCTGCGTGTGCGTTACCTGCTCCAGCGTAATGACTGGAGAGCCGCGCGCAATCCACTTCGACATCTTCAGTGCGCTCCAGAAGCCCGCAGGCTCCATCAGAAGCACAGGGCACGTCACAGGAAGTGGCTCCTTATACTCAAAGTCCAGACCCTGCCTGTAACCCATCGTGCAGCCTCTCTGATGACGAATCGCGTCAGGACACTCCCAGCAGCGGTTCCGATGTGATGTTATCAGCCGGGCGAAGTCTCGCCATTCGACCCGGCTGAAGTTTTTGGGTAACCCACCGTCGCGACCGCAGAGGCAATACTAGAAACATCCGTCCACGGAATCCGACCAATCCACGCGGACCGCTCCTTCTCCGAACCTGCCTTCGGAAAGGCCGGCTCAAAGTTCTCACTGTCCAGGACGCACGCAGTCAGAAGATTGATGTGAGTCTGGATGATGCGCTCCAGCGCTTCGAAGTCTGCCTTCATCGCCTCCCGATGTTTATCCACGGCTGCGAAGTATCGCACGCCTTCCATGGCATTCGGTTCACGGACCAGAAGACGCGCTTCCACGCCTTTGACGGTTACTGTTATCCACTCACTTTCAACGAACTGAACTGACATGTGCGCCCTCCGAAGTTTGGGCTGTTAGGGAATCTGGTTAGGTAGAAGTCATCAGGAAGGAGAGCAGCGTCGCGCTGCTGTCAGGAATCGCCTGCCACTTCAGAGCATTGCTGCGATAGCCGTTCGTCTCTCCACCGTTCTCCGGGAAGGCCACGTACTGCGGGTTTGCCAGCGTGATGGTCCAAGTCTGCGAAGCCGCAATCGTCATGACCAGAACGATGCTGGTGCCGATGGTGTTAGCCTGCGCCTGTGTCCAACTGGCCTGCAGCGTCTCATTGAACTCCGCCAGCTCAATCTCCAGCGACGGCGATGCGTCCAGGCGGAAGAAGGAGATGCCGAACCCGTACTCCTTCCGGGTGTCGCCAACGTCGTTCAGAGTCCAGCCTGTGTCGATAGTGACCTTCGTCGCAGCATCCACAGCGCAGGTGATATCCGTGATGGTCAGAGCGCAGTTCACGCCGATGAGAGGCGCTTCCGTCGACGGCGACGGGTACGAAGGCTGCTGGTTAGTGCTGTTTGTCACAGGACGCCACGAACCTTTGATGGTCCAGTCAATCATAACGCGCTGGCCGTATTCCCACGAAATCTTCGGAAGAGCCACGCAATCAAAGGCCTCGTAACGCTTTCCGCCCGTCTCTTCGTACACCATGCTGAACGGCTGAACCGCGTATGCAACAGAATTATCAGCAGGAGGAGTTGCAGTGTTTGTTCTAACTGCCTTCGGCTCAAAGAACGGCTGCACTTCCATCAGCGTGTCGTTCGAAGCGCCATCGTCAGAGATTGCCCACGGCGACGCAAGCCACAGCGCTGCGAGCTGCGTCTGGTTTGCAAGCGTGATGTCAAAGGCCTCATTGAATAGCCAGAAGAATTCAGTCTGAAGCGTGATGTCCCATCCGAGGCCACCCGTCCGGCTCGAGGTATTGCCAGCCCACGGAGTGAAGACCTCCTTCCGGTCGATGATGCCAGCGCCGCGAACTGCGAACTTCGGAGCTCCGATGCAGCGAATGGCTCGCGTGCCAGTGTAGGTTACCGGAGAGGTAACAGGGAAGACCTCGCAGGGGTCAACCCATGTACCCAGCGCGGCCTGCGTGCGGATGAATACTGCGCTTTGGTTACTAGCTAGAAGAGCGGTCGTCATGGTTTATCCTGCAAGAGAGCGACGCTGGTACACCTGAATGGATGCCCTGACCGTCTGTTGAATGAGAGATTGTCCCGTGTCGTCCATGCCGACGACGAAGTCCTGCGGCGCGACTCCAGTATAGGGCGACGCGTTGTAGATGCCTGTCCCCTGCCAGCCCGGTGTGCTTCCGTTACGCAGGTCCAGGTTGATGAACCCGTACGTCGCAGAACACAGAATCATTACGATGCCTTCCACGTATGCACGCAGAGCCGTCTCATACACCTCTGCCGTGAACTCTATGGCAGGGTCGCCGGCAGAGGCAGACACCAGAGGCTGCGCGACTCCAAACCCGTCGTAATAGCCCCAGTCGGAGCAGACAGTAATCTGCAGCTCATGCAGCTGGTCCATCGCTCCCAGCGCGTCAGTGATGTTCGCGCTCGAGGATGCAACAGACAGACCGATGGCCGGCTGCGACTCTGCCGTGAACAGCGTCCGCAGAGAGGTGAAGACATTCGCAGACACAGGTGCCGGCAGGTTCGGAGCGCCCATCGCCTTCTGCCACGCAGCAGTGCACACAGCAGACCAGTTCGCCAGCACCAAAGCCTTCGCCTGGTCTGCCACAATCTGTGGCCCATATGCTGTGCTGGGAGTCGTCATTTGAGGCCAATCCTTCCGCCGTTCAACTTGAAGTTAGCCGCGTACTGCGCATCCACGATTCCGACTTTACCGCCCATCGCTGACGCGGTCTTTCCCAGGCGGTCCCGGAGCTTCGCAATAAACGGGTCACCGAACCGCGTCAACGGACGCTTTGGAGTAAGAACCGTGACTGACTTAGTCTTATTCTTTCCAAACTTCCGCGTCCAGCCGCCTGTCCCATTATCATGGTTCGAAGCATACGACAGGTTCGTACCCAGCGTCACTATGTTTCCCTGAACCGTGTACACGTAGTCTGCATTACTCTTCACACACATCGACGGGAACAGCCGCTCACGGCCTGCTGTCCTGCTCTGCGGAGTCTTTGACCAGCGAAGCACTGAACCCTGCTGCATCGGCCCGCCACCTAGCGCCCACCGCTTCACAGGGACATAGTACTTCTTCTCCATCGCGTTGTAGTTCGCCCACCGCGCACCCGTCGATGAACCTTGAGACAGGAACATGTCGATGCGAGACTCCGCCCAGTCATTCGACACGCCGTCGCTGTCAGTCTTTTGACCCCAGAAGGCAGACCAGTTCCCTGCGTTCCGGATTGCCACCTCTAGCACCTTCACGCCGTCGTTCGCATTGTTCGTCATCTTGATGAAGACGCTCATTACATTTTGTAGACGGCAGAGTTCGTTGCCAGACGCGAACCGCTGTTCAGCTGCGCATTCGTCAGCTGCTGCTGGTAGTTCGCATTCGAACGAAGGATGTTAGGACTGAACAGCCCGTTAGGACGAGTCTTCGCCATGTCCTGGACGTGAACCCGCAAACGCTCCCACAGCTGCTTCGCCTCATCGTCCAGGCGGTCTGCCATCGTGTCGCTGTTCTGCTGACGGCTGCGAAGGACCTGCGCTGCGAAACGAAGCAGGATATACTTCTGGCAGTTCCGGTACATCGTCGCGCCAGAGTCTGCTGCGAGCGTCGTGATGCTTACACCCATGCCGATGAGGAACCCGCAAAGGTCCGCTGCATGGTCGTCAATGATGGCCTCTGCCTGCGTTTCAGTCGGCTGCGTCGTCGTGCTGAACGCAATTCTAGGCAGGTAACGGCCGATGTCCGCAGGAACCACACCAAAGGTTGAGTATTCGTTCGGCATCTTGAACCTCTTTGCTGTGAAGAGACTGCAACCGGAGGGGTCAGAGCTGCAGCCTCATCACAGCACCCGGCCGAAGCCGGAGCTGCGTCCGAATTACGACACCTCGAGAAGAGCCGCGAACTTGTTCTGCGGGTCGTTCGCAGTCGCGCCGACAACCGTGACGCCGAGGTCGCACTCAATGTGCAGACCCTGACCCTGCGGATTGTACACGGGGTAGGTGTGGACGGTGCCGGTCGCCTCAGACGGGTTCGGAGTCATCGTCTGGATGAAGCCCGACGAACCATAGGACTCTGCCACCTTGAAGATGGAGAGGACCTGTCCACCACTGCCGCCGATGACAGACGGAATCGCCGGAGACGACGTGCCACCCTGCTGGGTGGTGACGTAGTGCGGGAAGACGACGAGCTCCACGGGAATGAGGAGCTTCGACGCGAACCACGCCTTCAGCTGCGACATGTCCGTGACGCCAGTGCGGGCGTAGCTCGAGGTGTCAGAAGCCAGCGCGTAGCCAGACTCTGCAACCTGCGTGAGCTTCAGAAGGCCGTTTGCAACCTCCATGTTGCAGCATGCAACGAAGCGACCGCTGGAGAGGTCAGCACCGCCAGCCATGATGTTGATGATGAGCTGGTTCAGATAACCCTGCAGGTCCGCAGTCGGAGCATTGTTAATCGTCAGAGCATCGGTGTACGCGTAGTTCGCAGCGGTCGCGATGGTCGTACCGACGAGCGACGTCATCAGCTGCGTGCCCTGCGCCAGAAGCTTCTGCGTGTAGGTCGCGAGGATGTCGGACCCGCGCGCCTCGAACTCCGCAATCTGCTTCGTGCTGAAGTTCATCTGGCCGAAGCGGTAGATGCCAGCCTGGTACGTGCCGCTGCTGATGCGGAGACCGCCCGGCGATGCAGGCGAGTCGTATCCGACCGGCGAGTTCGCGTTGCCGGAAGGACCGACGTTGAGCTGGTCGTTGTCCAGGAAGAAATGGTAGAAGCCCTGACGCGTATCGACCTTGATGATGGGCGAGACGAGAGCAGCTTCACGGCCCGTCGCGCCGAAGCGCGGGAGCGAAATCTGCTGGAGGACTGAAGGGCGAAGTGCCCCTGTATTTACGCCAATGGGAAGAGACATGCGTTACTCCGAAGTGTGGGTCAGCGACCGGGTTGATTAGAACTTGGTGACGTTGAACTTGATGGTGAACTGCTCACCAGCGGCCGCCGGAGTCAGCGCGTAACCGACGATGTAATCGCCAGCCGAAGGAGTCGCGACGATGAACGTGCCGGAACCATCGCACTCAACAGCCGCGCCAGCAGTCACGCCACCAGAACCGGCGATAGCACCGTCGAAGCAGCCGATGAGCGTATCGTACACTTCGCAGCTGGTCGCGTAAGCAGGATACGAGCCGCTGTCCGAAGCAGCGCCAACGACGACGACGCCAATCGGAAGGTCCGTGGCAGCAGTACCGAGCTTCAGGACGGTAACACCAGCAGCCGCAGTCAAACCGCTGTCGATGGTGAGAAGCTTGCCTGCAGCGTCAGTGAGGTCAGCATCGATAAGGTACTTCGAAGTGGAACGAGGATTGAGGTCAGCGAGAGCCATGATTTACTCCAAAGGAGGAGACTCCGAAGAGTCGGGTTTGATTAGAGAGAGGTGAACTTTGCAGTGGCGCGCTTCTCTTCGACAGAGGTCGGTGCCTTCCCGTCGCGAATCCAGCACCAGGCGTCAATCGGGTCGATGCTCTCGGCCTCAGCGAGGTCAGAGATGCACTTAATCTGCTGCGCGTCCGACAGGTCGTTCCACTTGGGCATGTTGCCCATGACGTCCGACAGGTTCAGGCTGTTGCCGTTCGTCATGCCAGGAGCGATGGGCGACACCGCGCGAGGAGCTGCAGCTGCAACCTTCGCTGCAACAGGCGCGAGGTCCGAAAGAAGCGCCTCAAAGGTCGCAGTCTTTCCGGCGACCAGTGCGTCAGTCAGAAGGGCCTCCATCGCGCTGCTAACCTTGCGGCCAGTAATCGCGCTCTTGACCTTCTCCGCTGCAGCCGAACGCTTCACGCGATTCAGCTCTGCACGAAGCGACGCCACCTCCGACATCGGAGCCTCCGCGTCAGCCTCTGCAACGGCCTCGTCTTCCTTCTTGGCTTCGACCTCAATGGAGGACTCAATGCCAGGCTCTGCAGCAGCAGCAGCGGAGACGAGCTTCAGAAGCTCCTCCACCTTCGATTGGTCCAGCCCAAGCTCCGCACAGTAAGCGCCCATCATATCTGCAAACTTCATGGTGTTTCCTTCCGAAAGGGATACCCCGCGCATCTCTGCGACGGGTACCTGTTGAGTCTTTATCTGTGGCACCGTGACGAAACTGACTTCTCCGATTCCGAACGGGAACCGCCTGTCTGTTTCTGTCGATGCGCCTGCGCGAATGTTCGGAGAGATGTACGGCACCTCCCCGGCATCAAAGCGCGCAGCCCACTCCGGACTGGTCACGTCCAACCCGCCATAAATCATACGCGACGCAGGCTGTTTGATACCCAGCTTCGCAGCCTCTCCAGCACTCAGAACGCGAATCGCCCGGAGGTAGCCTGCGGCAGTCCCGTCCTTCACATGCTCTACAGCAATCGGAGGAGCGAACTCCTGTAGCCAGTCTTCCAGCGACGACACGACATCATCAAACCGGAACTGCAACTTATCGGGGTCCGTCTTCGCAGCTGCAAGGTCCCACACGGTGCCATGCGCGTGAATCTTCCCCTCTGGAAGCAGAGACACCCAGCGAAGGGCACCATCGTCTCCAAGGTTGACCTCGTTCGTCCGGATGCGGGGACGGTTATTTGCGCTGCTCTTTGACATGCAAGCATCCTGCACGCGCTTTCTTTGCACTGAAAGTCTTTGTTTGTCGCTTTATCCTCCACTAGTGTGGCGTTCGCCGCAGTAGTGCAATCCTATCTGCGCTGCGGTATTCTTTTGGAGGAACCATGGACCAGTCAGCACTATCGAAAAGACAAAAGGCGCTCCTTGACGAGCTCCATCGCTGTCACGCAGTCGGATTTCACCCGTCTCCCAGAACCCTTGCAGCACGCATCGGCTACTTCGGAGACAAAGCCGTCCGGTCTGAGCTGATGTCACTCTTCATCGAAGGCCACATCACTCAAATCTTCAAAGGCATCGGCTCCAGGTCCAACAGGTACATCCTCAAAGGTTGCACCTGCGAGGTCTGCAGCCTCTAGTCGTACAGCCCGATGTAACCGCAGCGGCAGCGGCCTGCGCCACCTAGACAGTCTGGGTCTGGAAGCGGAGGCAGCTGAAGGTCAGTGCCGACGACGAAGTCACGGACGTTGTACTCTTTGCCGTCCAACGATTCGCAGACATCGCAGCGGTCCGCATCATTGATACTAGAACGGATGACGCGGTCAGGAACCAGCGGTGCCAGACCAGAAGAGGCCAGCGCCGCAGGAGTCTGTGCGTACCCTGCTGCGCGCGATGCGGACTCAATCATGTTCCGGGGTTGAAGCGTGCTGGTCATCAGGCCGGCAGGCGTAATCCGCGTGACGAACTTAGACATGTCCGCGCCACCCAGAAGCGCCTGCTCCACTTCGCCCTGGACACGGTCCGTCACAATCTCTGCGGCCTTCTGCGTTGCAGCTGCAGCCAGAGCAAACTGCTGGTCAGCAGCAGCCTGGAACGACTTCACTGCATCGTCGATTTGAGCAGACGGCTTTGCTTCAATGCCAAGGCCAGAACGCGCAGTCAGCTTCGCCTCATCGACGACGCCTTCAATCACGTTCTTCCGCAGCTCACCAGCTCCATTCGTCAGTGCGGCAGAGTAGAGCTGAAGGTACTTATTGTAAATCGCGTCACGCTCTCCGGCCTGCCATCCATCAGCCAGACCTGCAATCACGGCTGCGCGATGCTCGTCTGCAATCGCTAGAATCGCAGTCGTCAGCAACTCGTCCAATGCCGCGCGGCTGTCAGCCAGCGACACCCAGCTCACGACCTTCTCCTCCGGGCGGAGAGGCCGGTAGTTCACGAACTCTTTTCCATCGCCTCCGACGACGAGGAAGCCTTCGCCTTCGCCGTCCGAAAGGTCACCTGCGCCAGCCTTTGACCTGTCAGACAGACGCGACGCGCGACGATGAGCGCCCTGCGCATACTCCATCAGAAGAGAGCGCACCCAGCGACGGCCGGCATCGCCTCCGCGCAGCTGGTACGCGTGATACGAAGGACCGCCAGACTTGAACGACTTCGTCTCTACCTGACGCGGATACTCACGACCGAAGTACTCTGCCAGCTTCATTACCCTGCGCCAGGACAAACGCTTTCCGCCTGCGAGGTCACGCGCAATCAACAGTGCTTCCGTGTCAGTCGTCCGACCCTTCGCGATGAGACGATGCGCCTCGAGCGCGGCAGCTGCAACCTCCATCACATCAGTCGGAACCAGACTGTCTGGAGCCTCAGACATCGACGCGACCAGAAGCGTCGCTTCATCGGCCATGTCGTCTGCCATCTTCGCGTCAGGCGGTTCTGCAGCTGCAGGCGCAAACGCAGATGCCTCTCCAATCGCAGCAGGAACCTCCACATTCCCACCGATGACTACCTGCGGAACATCAGACGGCGCAGTCTCCGGCGCAGTGGGAGCAACCGTCAAGGATTCCTTTACAGTTCCATCCGCAACGGGTGCAGCAGCTGCAGGTGCAGCAATGCCCATCTGCGCTGCAACCATCTGGTCCGCTGTCTCTGGCTGCACACCTGCCGCAATCAGAAGCAGACGCGCCGCCTCTGGTGCAATCGGAGCCGCAGCGCCAGGCACCAGTCCGGCCAGAATCGTCTGCGCGATGCCGACAGCTGTGCTTCCGATGGCTTCCGGAAGGTCGTCATTGTCCTGCTCCACCGTGACTTCAGGAGCGCCGATGACACGACGCGCCCACGCTTCGTCATCAGGACCGCGACGAATCAGACCAGACTGAACGCCCTGGACATACGCAGCCCATCCGTCCAGACCTGTCGTCAGTTCCGCAGACACGCTGCGAAGGCAGGGAAGCTTCCCTTCATACCCATGCGCCTTTGCCAGCCAGCCGAACATGCCAGTCGATGCGCGCTCAAAGATGGTGTCAACCCATGCCTTTGCGCGACGGCCTGCCGCATCATCAACCGTCTCCGCCATCGCACGCGAACCGAACTTCCCGATGCCGGCAAGATTATCGTTCAGCATCCGCTGGATGAGCGTGTCGTAATAGGTGAGCTGCGCCAGAACATCAGGGCCTGCGCCCTTCGGATACTTCATCTCCACGTCAACAGACCGGGGACGAAGGATGTACTTCCGCACGCCATCTTGGAACTGACCGGCCAGCGTGTTCATCGCGTCGATGTCGTCAGTCGATACCGACGAGTCATAAGCGATATCCAAGAAGCCCCAGCTCATTTGGTTGTAGATGCCTGCGTTCAGCGCCGTCTGCTTCCACAGCTCATACGGCTGCAGCAACGAACGAAGGATGCTCTTGCCTTCCCACTCACCAGCCGTCGCTGTACCATGGACGACGTGGACGAGGTCCGCAGCTGGGACGTTCGCGTACCCCTGACCCGTGGAGAACTTCACGCCACGCAGGAAGTAGCTCTGCGGTTCCGGGTCCCACAGCATGACAGAGGAATGCGCGACAGGGTACCATTCAACAGAGTTCCCCTCGAGCAGACGCGGAAGCATCAGGCCGAAACCCATGAACGCATCCAGAATCACGTACTGCCACAGCGCGTTCGAGCCAGACAGCGTGCCGTCAAAGACGACCGCCTCTTCAATGACCGCCTGCGTGCAGATGTGCATGAATGCCTTCTCTTCTGCGCCTGGCATCGACGTATGCGGCCAGACGACCTCCTTTGGAAGAGAGGCAGCTTCCGTGATTGACCAGTACACAGCCGACGCGATGCCGGAGTGGGTCTGCATCATCTCCTGGTACTTACCACTAACGCTGCCGCCTGTGCCGCGTCTCTGATACGGACCAAATGTGCTGTTAGGGTCAGCGTCTGGAAAGCCGCCCTTGAAGTTCCGCACGCCCATGACACTGACGCGAGTATTCGCGTCCATCACGGAAATCGGGTTGCCAGACGGGTCCACTAATCCAGAATTCCGCGTCACCATGTGTTCACCCTGGAAGATGTCGCCTGATTCTTCGGAATCGTGCGGACATCACGACTTACACCTAAACGCTCTGCGCCATGCCACGCTAGAGCATGCGCGCAAACAGCGTCATCGTTCATTGACGACGGCGCTTCGTAAACAATCCTGTTGCCGCGCATCTCGTACTCAAAGCCTTCCAGCTCCGACCGATGCACGCCGTCGATAACCGAAGTGCGCCCCTGCTGTAAAGCCATTGCGAGGCCTTCCATCAGCCCCTGCTTCGACGCGCTGCTGAAGATGAAGGGTTCAACCCACACCTTCTCCTTCTCCAGCTGCTCTCCGACTGGGTCGCCCACTCCGGTCGCGTCGTAAAACACGCAGGCCTTTGACTGCGGTCCCACGATGCTTTTGATTTGCTCCACGATGCGGCTGTACGGCAGGCCATGCCACCGATGGAACTGCGCCACCTTCCGGTTCGCGTCCAGTCCGATGAGAACAGTATGGTCACGCTTCCGCGCTATGTCTAAACCCCAGACGCGAACGGGAGCGCCTGTGAGCTGGCCGTTGCAGAGCTCCGCGCAGTTCCGAATCGCGTCGATGCCGAACGGATTCGCACCGTCGTCGCTGGGTTCGCAGTAATACAGCTGACGGAATACAGAGTGCGGCATGGACCGCCGCGCCATCTCGAGGTCAGCAGCGTGCCACAGGCCAGCAGCGACAGCGTCGTCAGCAGTAAGACGATGATACGAGAAGCCCGGCTCTCCTGCCTCTGCCTTCCGGCTCCACTGGTAATGACGATTGCTGCGGCCGCGAACGTTGCCGATGAGACGCATCCGCCCGCGCGTCGCTGTCGTCGTGCTGTACACAGCGTCAACGGCATCGTCTTTCATCCGACTGGCTTCGTCCAGGACGGCACTTGAAACAGCAGACCCGTACAGATTGTCTGGTTTGTCAGCGCTCTTGAACATCCAGCGGCGCTCACCTGGTCCGATGATGCTGCGGTCGGACAGCGACTGACGGAAGCCCGGCTTTCCGCGCAGCAGCTTCCACGCTTCACGGAAGGCCATGTCTGCCTGCTGATACACAGGTGCCACCCACCAGTGTTCAGTGTCCGGCGCGGCCTTCAGCATCTCCGATATCTGCCAGATGATGCAGGAGAGAGTCTTACCTGCCTTCGTCGTCGACTCAATGCAGACGATGCGTGCAGGGTCCAGAACCGCAGCGCCCTGCTTCTTATACAGGCGCGGAAGTTCAACGACGATTTCAGGCATCTTCGCCCTCTGCGCCGCGAATGCGGTCCACGATTGGTATCTCTATCTTGAATGAGACAGCCTCTCCGCCGGTCGTGATGTCCAGCGCCTTCCGCTGCGCGACATCTAGTCCCAGGAGCTTAGACCTGCGGTCTTCAATGGCAAGCGCAGCTGCGATGGCTTTAGGGTCTCCGGCTTGAACCTTCTCCCACAGCGCCTCCATCATCGCGTCCAGTCGACCTGCCTGATTCGCCACATGCTTCTCCGCAGTGCCGACCAGCTCCTCCTTCTTATCCTCGAGCGCCTTCTGCAGCAGCTGGCATACGTAGCCACCAGACAGGCCTAGTGCCTCTCCGATTGCGCGCATGCTCTTCCCTTGCAGGCGGAGCTTCCATGCCTCTTCTTGAAAGTCCTGCTTCTCTTCTCTGGTGAAGCCCATCGTTCGCTCCAGGTGCGTTCACGCGCGAGGGTTTGCAGGCGGCGTGGACAGGTAGTATGTACGCCCACAGTGCTTCTGACGCAAGAACTAGCGCGTCAATAGCGGAGGCATGCGGCCTTTAGCAAGCCGCCGCTCTTCTGGGTCCCACAGTTCCGGTCTTCATCGCCCGGAGGAGGCTCGGAGGAGTGTATGCGCTTTGACACGCTAGAAGGGTGCTTTGCCGCTCTTGACGGTCTTTGACGGAATCCGCCCCACTTCGCGCCCCACTACTCAAAACCTCGTTTGCGCGAGGAAGTATGCGGGCGCGGAGGTCTTTTTGGGGTGCGCCCCAAAACTCAACACACCACACCGACTATGTGCGCGGACGTGCAGGCGTGTGCGCAGGTGCGCGGGTGCGCGCGTGTATAGGTGCTGTGTGTTCAGATGTGGGGCATGTGGGGCAGTAAAGAAAGATATGAGAGTAAACAGTAAGATAGAGAGATAAACCCGCCCCAGACCGTGGGGCAACCGTGGGGCGCGAGTGGGGCGGATTGGGGCAGAAGGTACCTTGAGAGGGTCAAACAGGCCTATTCTGGGAGCATCGGCCGAAAATCTGGGAGCAGCTACCAGAAATCGCTCCCGTCTAGTCTGGCTAGACTTGCTTTTGCACCGTTAGAGAGTATGCTCACCCTCCCCCATCATTGAGAGGACACGATGAGCGATACGAGGTGCCTGGACGCGGCCCTTCTGTACGCTTCGCGAGGCTGGCAGGTTTTCCCTGTTGGCTCCGGGAAGTCGAAGAAGGAGCCATTTACGAAGAACGGCCTGCACGATGCGACTACGGACCCACCGACGATACGCAGCTGGTGGAAGAAGTGGCCTGCAGCGAACGTGGGCATCCGGACGGGACAGGCCTCTCGTCTGGCAGTGCTTGACCTAGACGCGAAGGACATCCCCGTTGAAGTGCTGATGGAGGAGTGTGAGCGGCTGGCCGGTTCGCCCTTCCCACGGACGGCAATGTCGAAGACGGGAGGCGGAGGTCTGCATCTGCTGTTTGAGCTGGAAGATGGTCAGGTCGTGCAGAACTCCACGGGAAGCATCTGCAAGAATGTGGATACGCGCGGAGAGGGCGGCTACATCGTGGCTCCTCCTTCGCTGCATAACAGCGGGAAGCTGTACGCATGGGCGGAGGAAGACGGCGACACGGGTCTGGAGTCGGAGTGTCCGCCTGCAGCTGCAACGTGGCTGCTTCGCCTGCTGAAGAGCACTGGCACGACGGTCCGTGAAGAGCGGGTTAGGAACGGCGACCTAGGCGATGTGTCCTGGGTGGCATCGGCGCTGTTCAGTCTAAGTGCGTCGATGGCATATGCTGACTGGTTTCGAGTGGGCATGGCTCTGCGCGATGTGCCGGACGGTTACCAGCTGTGGATGGACTGGTCAGCGACCTCTCCGAAGTTCGATGATGAGTCAGCGAAGGTCCAGTGGGAGCGCATCCAGAAGAACGGGAAGTCGTTCATCGGTCTAGGAACGCTGTGGCATGCAGCGACGCAGGCTGGGTGGAAACCGCCGAAGAAGGTCAAGGCAGAGCCGGTCATGCCTGCATGGATGCTGGACGATGTGCCGGTGTTTGAGGAGCCGTCTGCGAAGAAGGAGAAGGCCGTGGCGGAGGAGCCTGCAGCTGCGCGGACATTCGCTCCTAACCTGCCAGACGATTACGACATCGACGAGAACGGGCGTCTGGTCCGTGTGGCGATGGTCAAGGGCAGGGACGGCAAAGAGGTAGAGAAGCATGTTCTGGTGTCTGACCCTCCCTTCTTTATCACTAAGCGCATCCTCGAGGTGACGATGGGTGTGGAGAGCCTGCAGGCGGAGTGGGACGACGAAGGCCGGAGGAAGATACAGGTGGAGTCACGGAAGGTGTTCTGCAGCGGTAACGCTCTGCTGGGTTGCCTTGACGCTGGGATACCTGTGACGTCTGCGACCTCTGCGGAGGCAGTGCGCTACATCGGCGCATCGGAGTCGATGCTTCGCAGGTGTGCGCACCAGGAGCGGATGTCGCGGGTGCTAGGATGGCATGGCAAAGGATTCCTGCTGGGAGAGGTTGCCATGGGCGACGCTCCTGCCTTCTTGAAGCTGGATGAGACAGGCGCGAAGGCCGTGTCGATGGTTCACCAGAACGGGACGGCGCAGGAGTGGACGACGGCGCTGGTGCCCTATCTCATTGAGCATTCCACGCTGCGAGCTCTGGTGGCCTCTGCGTCTGCATCGGCGCTGCTTCCGTTTCTGGGAGAGACAGCCCGGACATTCTTCATGGACCTGTGCGGAGAGACAGGCTGCGGAAAGTCGCAGATGATGCAGGTGGCGCTGTCAGCGATAGGACACCCGCTGGAGCTGGCGACGACCTACAGCTCCACGCCGATTGCGATTCAGAGTTATGTCAGCATGTTCGCTCACCACACGGTGGCGATTGATGAGACGAAGAACTGGTCGGAGCGTTTAGGTCCAAAGGGCCTGTCTGCTCTGGTGTACCAGCTGATGAGCGGTCGCGGCCGTGACCGTGGAACGACGGTCGTCGGAAAGTTCCAGCGGACGGAAGAGTTCAAGAGCATCATCATCAGCACGTCGGAGTATCCGCTGTCGTCAATTACGGGCGACGGTGGCCTTCGCTCGAGGTGCGTGACGCTGCATGGGTTGCCATGGGGAGTGCAGTCGCCGGAGATGGCAGCGAAGATTGCGGACCTGCTGTCTCACATGTCGATGCATTACGGGCATGCGCAGATGCGGATGGTGGAACATCTGCAAGGTCTGGACGATGCAGGCAAGAAGGCGCTGCGCGCATCGTGGAACCATTACCAGGCGGAGTTCACGACGCGCGCACTGAAGCTGTCGCCGGGGAATAAGGTGGCACCTCGTCTGGCTGGTTACATGGCGACGCTAGAACTAACGTGGAGGCTGCTGCAGGACTTCATGGCGAAGTGGGTTGGAGAGGCCGCTTTGCCTGTGGACTGGTACGACATCATGGTCGGAACCGATGAGCTGTGGATGAAGGTGCTGTCAGCCGGCGCGAGCGCAGACCGTCCGCTTGCAGCTCTGGAGTTCGTCATGGGACTGGTGGCACTGGAGCCGGATAAGTTCGCTCCAGTGGGTGCAAAATCAGCACAGGCTCCGAACGGTGGCTGGATGGGCGTGGCGCGCGTGCAGGACGGGACGGTGTCTGAACTGGGACTGGTCGTCAGCAAACTGCGCGAGGTGTTGAAGCGTTCGGGCTTTGACGCGGAAGGCATCTTCAAAGCGTGGCAGCTGCGCGGGTGGCTCGAGACTGATGCGAAGCGCCTGGACAAGAAGGCGATGGTGGCAGGCGTCAGAACGCGCTGCATGGTTTTCTCTAAAGAGGCTTTGACGGCCTCTCATGGAGAGGCGCTGCCGGAGATGCGTATCGTGGACGACAGGTACGATGATGTCGTTTGAAGTAGTAGACTTCGAAGATAGCGCCTTTCCCATCTGACGTCTGGAGCAGGTGAAGAAAGTTCGCTGTCTGTGTCGATAGTAGGTTGACAGTGTATCTTTGCGCGACTAGGATACCATTCCGCTAGAGAGATTCCCCATCACGGCCATCGGGCCAC